ACAAAAAGCACACCCCCCCCCTACGGGGTAAAACGAAAACGCATACGTATATATACCTCTTCACATTTTTTTACCACTTTTTGAACCGACCCCTACTGCCTCTTATACCATGCAAACCTAAAGCTTACCTTTAATATTGCTAGGTAAACAGCTGTTGTGAGTACTTACTGCCCCTTATAACAAGCGTATAACGCTACTACTACTGGAGCCACCTGTCAGATTCGAACTGACGACCGTTCGCTTACAAGGCGAGTGCTCTACCAACTGAGCTAAGGTGGCGGTATGTTAAATTCGTAGTTAGGTTCTTTTAAAACGCAGGGAAGATGTCGTTACTGTCGCTGTCGTCCTCTAACTCATCGTCTGGTATAAACTCCACACCAAAGTCTGTTACAAGGTCTAGCTTGGTCACTTCTAAACAACCAATGATTGTCTGAGCATTAAGATCAAACTCCTGCTGGAACTTGGCTACAAGGTTATTAAGTTCGAACTGTAAAGCATCAGTCTGATCGTTGTTATCCATCATAGTGTTGCTACGCTATCACAGGTATGCATTACTTGTAAACACTTTTGTGTATCTGTTGCTTTAATTTTTACAAGCCTGTTTTACTACAATTTTAAATACCTCATTAACAACGACTTACAACTCTAGTGTTGACACTCTCCCTGTAACGGTTGTAAGTTGCTATCATAGCCCCTCACGGCTTTAGTGAGAGGTCGTCATAACGTTCGTTATAGTATACGCTAAACTGTTTGTTTGTAATAACCAAAGCAACAGCAAGGAGGAGTAAGAGGTACAATAACTTATACTGCTCCTACTTACTCTATTGAGGTTTCTACAGCGATTCGCTTCAAAACCTACTCTTACTAAAACTCTTACTACTGCTAACAAAAGTAATACTTACAAAGGTTTAAGGCGAGGTGTATCTATAGATATAGATCAGTAGAAGTAAAGAGTCTTTATCGAACAAAGTGAGTAAAGACGATGGAGCGAAGCGACAGGAGGAGTAAGCAGTATAACATACTTATGTATTTACACTAACTACCACAGCACCTTTGTTATAACAGTAATAACAGCAGGAGGAGGAGGAGTAGCAGCTATTGAAGATTTGTTATAGTAGTAAGCAGATGTTATTAAGACCACAGTAACGCTTTGTTACCTCTAAAGCTTCTTTTATGAAAGCTATCAGTAAAGCTGTCTAACTCTTGTTGTAGCAGCTCCTGCTTACGGTCTATCATGTTTTGATTAACATCTGCTGCCATCTGTTGTACCCAATAAGCTACAGCTATAGAAAGAGCGTCTAAGCGGTCGTCATGAGTAAGACTGTTCTTCTCTCTTGTTATCCTTGATAGCTGATAAAACAGCATATACTTAGTCTGTATCTCTATAGGGTAAGCCTGAGCAGACTTATAGTCTAACGTTATAACAGAGGGATCAAACACCAGCCTGTGAGCATTTAGCACAGGTTCCAACACATCGACTATCCTAAGCTCCTTCTGTTTGTTATGCCTGACTTCTTCTATTGTTACCGGGTAAGTAGTACGGAACAGCGGTTTAATCAGCTCCATAAACATACCGTCTCCAAAGTTAGACTCTATGACTACTTGGTTAACTTTGTTATGTTTAGCGATACCGACAAGTTGTTGTAGGGTTTGTGTATCGTATCCACCTCTCAGTCCTCCAGCGTCAGGAACATACAGCTGACCGTTCAACATCTTTACCACAGCGTACCCCGTCTCATCCTTACCTCTACCGCTAGGGTCAATAGATAACACAGAACCAGTGTACGGTATCATATCTCCTATTGTTTTAAGGGGTCGGTGGTAGCGGTCAGCCCGCAGTCCCACATTAGGTAGGTCTCTGTCGGCAAAGGTAGGATCAGATGTCCACATGACCTTTTCAGGAGCTACATCTGTGTCTACATCCATGATAATAAGGTCGTTAATCTTTAGGGGGTAGCGGTCAGCATCACTTAGCCTAGGGTTAAGCATGAACTGCAAAGCATACCCTGTCCTGCCGTACGACATCTTTCTCTCTTCTAGGTCAAGGTCAGAGAACCGTAGGGGTTCTGTAGTCGTACCTTCTGTCTGTTCTGTTGTGTTATCGCTTATAAAGGGTGCTAGATCGTCTCCGTAGTGCGAGGAAAGGGTAGACACCTGTGGATACTCAGAAGGCCATATACGGGCGTTGTAGCCCCTGTCTCGCAGTTTGTTATAGATAGAGTCTTCACACTGAGGAGTACCAAGGAAAAGGATGCGGGAGGAGTCCAGTGGTTTAACAATAGCTTCAAACTCCTTTACTTGCTCATCCAGCTTGTCTCTCATACCTTGTGTTGCTGAGTTGTTGGGGACTTCTATGTCGTCTGCTACGATGATGTCAGCACGAGACCCGGTAAGTTGTGACGATATACCTAGTGATTTAACAGAGGGAGCGTGAGCAGCAGGAGCAGGGCCTACATCAAAAGCTATTTTACTGAATCGTTGGTTTTCTGTTGGGATAAGTCCTTGAAGAATAGGTATGTCGTGTATGATTTTCAAGGTAAAGGTGGAGAAGTCGTCTGCTCTGTTCTTACTGGCAGATACCACAAGGATGTTAAGAGAGGGGTCTAGCAGTAGCTGATGTACTACATAGGCAGAGCATATCCAACTCTTACCTACTCCCCGAAACGCCATAATAACAGACCTCTTAGGGCCGTGTTGCATATAGTCAGCTAGGTCATATTGCAAAGCAGTAGGGTCAGGTAGGTTTAGATGCTTCCATATTATGTACAGGAAGTTCTTAAAGTTCTTTAACTGTGGTGGTATCTCTACGGGTGTTGGTGCTTTCTTGGTCTTCATATATAAAGTAAAAGAGTCGCCTCCGTTTATAGCAGAAGCGACTCCTTATTGGTGTATGTAATCTGAAACAAAGAGTAGGTGTTACTTGCCGATTTGCCGTTGAACCTCTGGGTCTTCTAAAAAAGGCAGAGCTTCGATTTTCAAATCATTTAGAGGAGTTCCTTCTTCGGACATGCACTCAACACGATTATCCTTTAAGAACTTAATCACACAATTAATCAATGCAGGGTTGTACTCCTCGGTGGCCTTCATGAACTTAACAGCATCTGATAACAGATCAGCCGTCTGTCCATGCATCTCACCTAGTTCTTTGAATGACTTCATACGTTAGTTTGTTGTTATTTATCTCTCAGTAGCTGGTCGTGGTCACCGAATCCGTTCATATTGTTCAAGATTCTAGTGATCCATGAATGTAAAAGAGCCGAGGTGCTGACACCCAAATCTGATGCGATGCCAGCGACCTCCCTCTTTTGCGAGCTAGTGAGACGAAAATTAATAGGAACTAATGTATCCTTTTTCTTTTTCGCACTCATTGTTAGCTATTTATTAATGTTTAAGTCTTACGCCATTGCAGCTGTAAAGTCAGCCAATGAACCAAGATTGTTACCGTCTCCAAGAACAACGTCGTTAGCTTTAACGTCGATCAATGTAGCACTTCCGTCGTCTCCACTGATGTCAGTAGAAGCAGCAGTAGCGGATGTTTTGTAGAAAGCAAACTTGTCTTCACCTTCATCGTAAACAGCAGCGATGTTACCGTCGTCGGAAGAACCACGCTCAATGATAAAACCAGCGTCGTTTGAGTTGTTAGTAGCACTAGCAGCTCCGTCATTGATGAGCATGATAGCATCTTTAATCTCTGAGTTAGTGGTTTGTACGGAAGTAGTTGTACCATTAACAGTTAAGTTACCGCTAAGTGTAAGGTTTGTTCCGCTTACGTCTCCTGTGAAGGAAGCACCACTAAGGTTAGCTTTAGCAGCGTCAAGAGCAGATTCAGCAGCACGAGCAGTCGAAGCTTCAGCATCAATGTTAGACTGAAGTGTTGTATCAGCAGAAGACCTAGCTGTAGCTTCACCACTAACAGCAGCGATACGAGCAGTTTCTTCAGCGTCGATATTGGACTGTAAAGCCGTATCAGCGGAAGAACGTGCAGAAGCCTCGTCATCAATGTTTGTTTGAAGCGTGGAGTCAGCGGATTGACGGGCAGTCTCTTCATCATCAATGTTGCTTTGGAGAGTAGTGTCAGCACTGGCTCTTGTGGAAGCTTCACTGTCGATGTTCGACTGAAGAGTAGTGTCGGCAGATGCACGAGTACTTGCTTCAGAAGAGATAGCGTCAGCGTTAGTTTTGATCTGTGCGTCGAGAGCTTCGTCAGCTCCAACCAAAGTACTTACAGAAGTAATGTAGTTGGTAGAACCGTTAGCTGTGTACGAACCACCTGCTCCAAGACCAGCACCACTTTGAGTAGCGTCAAGCTCGGATTGGATAGCGGAGTCAGCGGATGCTCGGCTGCTTGCTTCTGTGTCGATGTTACCTTGTAAGGTAGAGTCAGCAGACGCACGGTTTGAAGCTTCGCTGTCGATGTTGGATTGCAACGTTGTATCAGCACTTGCACGGGTCGAGGCTTCCGAATTGATGTTAGTTTGTAACGTCGCTTCAGCAGCTTCCGCACGTGATGTTTCAACGGCAATAGCACTTTTGGTCGATTGACCGATTTGATAGAATATGGATGATGTATCTGGCATATTATTAGTATTTAGTTAGTTAATGATTAGAATAAAGCGTCGTATTTACGCAGTACCGTCAGAGATGATTTCTACCCAAGCAGTACCGTCCCAAACAATAATTTTATTAGTGTCCGTCTCAAAGTAAGCCTTACCAGCAGTTGGTGAAGCGGGACGGGTGGATGATGTAATTAAGTCTAGTTTAGCCATGATTTATTCTTCCTCCATAGGTGCAGTCCAAGCTTCCCCTTCCAACACGGTCAACATAGCCGAGTGAGAGAGTGTGTCTTTACCGTACAAGCAACGAGGTTTAGCTCCTTCGTATTTAACAAAGGTTTGATCCCCTGCTACATTGTATCTTAGTGTGTCTCCTGAGGTCTCAAGCACATCATCAAAGTTGACGGATGAAACATCAGCAGCGTTTATTATAACATATTGTCTGTCGTTCATAATTATTAAGAGGGTACTGTTGTTGAAAAAGTAGGACTATTAGCGAGAGCACCGTCGTTGCTTCCACTACCTTGATCTGTAATAGTAGTACCCGTTCCCCCATCATTATCTCCCATTCTCCACCATCCGACAGGCGAGTAAGAAGTAAGATCATCGGGTGTACCGCTGTTGTAGATCGCAGTTACATCCGAGCTTGATAATTCAGAATCCCATATAGCTACTTCATCTACTTTACCGTTAAAATAATAACCGGGAGCGAGAGCGAGCCTACCGATACTTAGATTAATACCAGCATTAGAACTTAAAGAAGTAGGAAGACTAGTGCTAGTAGTTATAGAAGTGCTTCCTCCAGCTGGTGTTAAATATAACGCACCGTTTCCGGCATTATATGTAGCCACTAAGTGAACCCATTGGTTTAACGCTGGAGGAGTAGTCGAAATTGAAGTACCCCCTCCGTTTCTAACTGAAAAAAAGAAAGTAGAACTACTATAAGGCAGAAGCCACACTCCATCAGTAGCTGTAAAACTCGACCCAAACACAGCACCTGCATAATTGTCAGCGTAGTACCATAAAGATATACTAAAAGTAGTTGCAGAATCAAATACACCTCTTGCTCCTGTTATATCGACATAATCATTAGAACCATCAAAGTCTACAGAGTAAGCGTTAGTAAAAGAGGGAGCGTATTCATTAGCAAACGTTCTCCACGATCCGCTGTCATATGCAACAATAGAACCAGCGTCGGTGCTTCCTGCTTTCTTTAAATACAACTCACCATTTTTAGCAAGTCCGTTCGTTACCAGCGATGATTGCTCGCTGTCGTCAATTAATGTAATATCACTCATTCTTAGCTGTTGTTAAAGATTTGCCAGTTAGTTCCGTCAAACACATACAAGTCATAAGTATCACTTGCGTACATAATTGTACCTGTGTCGTCGCTAGTCCTAGCCGCTATGTTTGTAGAAGTGTCCACCGAAGGAGCAACAGTATCTTCAGGGAAGCCGAGTATAGACTTTAAGAAGTCCGTCACAGCGTCCGTTTTATCGACCTTGTCATCCAACTTCGACTTAACTGTCTGTCCGATTTGTTGAAGTATATTTGCCATAGTTATTGTTAATGTTTTATGTTAGTGATTAAAGTAAGTCAAAACTTATTGTGCGTGAACCCATCCTGACTCAGTAAAAACATAGAGTTTAGAGGTATCGGTAGCAAAAGCCATCGTCCCCAAAGTGTCTTCAGTTCTAGCAGTTATGTTACTCTCAGTGTCCAAAATAGCTTGGCTAGTTGAAGTAAGAGATATTAATAAGTTTCTTACGCTTTGTCCCATTTGATACCATACACTCATTGTTCTGTTTCATTTGTTAAGGTTAAATCCGACTCTTGTTAGAGCATCACGGATCACCTGTCAAGCCTTCAAGAAACTCGTCGTGATCTCCTACTTCTTCTTCACGAGCATCTAGGAAGTAAGGCAAAGCATTCCAAGGAGTAACACCGTCACCTATCTTAATACGATTACGGTTATTATCTAGCTCAATAGCTACCTCTCCCTCAAGCAGCACAGGGTTCTCTTCTGACCAGCTACTCGCTGTGCCTCTTCTTAATTGTATACGTTTTGTAAAACTAGGCATCTATACTTCCTCCATCAAATATATCAGTATCTTCTAACACAGGGCCTCCGCCATCAATAGTAACAAAAAAAGGATCACTCTCTAAAGACTCTATCTGCTGCTCAAGTGCCGTTGCTTTATCTTCGTTCTGTTTAGCTTCCGCAGCAGCAGTTACAGCCAACGTTCTGTTTTGAAACGTAAGAGGGTGTATGACTGGTCTTGGACGTAACGGCATCTGCTACCATTTCTTACACGACCAATAACCTGCTGAAAGCTTTGATTTCTTTTGGTCGCATTTATGTCTAGCTCTAAAAGAACGACGACGGGCTGGATCGCTTTTCTTAATGGTCATTTTAGCGTCACCGAAACGAACGATACGATGCTTGCTTCCTTCTTTAGCACACACAACAAACTTCTTTTTACCGTATCCGGGTTCTCCTTTACGTATTCTTCGTGGTTTATTTATAGCAAGCCCACGACGCCTGCAGCCTGTCATTGCTTTTTTCTCAGCCATTCCTAATTCTTCTTCTTAAAACCCCGCTTCATATTAGCGTAAGCATTTGGCGATACAGTAGACTCGCTTTTCTTACGGCTAATACCTAGCTTCCTTCTTCTGTTAATGTTTGCGTATAGTCCTTGTTTCATCGTTTAATAAGCATCTCCATCATTCTATCTAGTTTAGTATTCATCTCTTTGACAGCAGCTTCTACACCGCTCATACGGTTCTCTACAGCTATGTCTCGTTCGTTCTGAGCAGCAAGCTCAACCTCTATCTTAGTCAGGCGTTTCTCATCGTTCTCTAAGCGATCCGTTAACTTCTTTATCATCCAACCTATAACAGCTAGGATAACAGCGAGAGCAGTGTCTAAGAAATGTGAGATTGATTCAGTCATCTGTTGTTATCAGGTCTTAATGATGTAGTTAAGGATCATTGTAGGCTGGACATTGTTGTGTGCACTACCACTTCCAGAAAGACTAGTTAATCCTACATCTGCGTCCGCCCCCTGCCCTTTGATAGTGTAATCAGCTGTACCTGCAGCAGCATAGTTTGTTAAAGGAGTACTAGTTGATGTTACATTAGTTGCACCGCTCGCTGATTTAAAAGAAAAGTGTTGATGCGATGGCATCTCAGCTTCCGTAAGAGTGTGTGTAGATGCACCACCTGTATCAGCAACAGCGTCTGTACCGCTTAACAAACTACCACCCATACCAGCAACTACTCGTCCACGCAGGTCAGGCACTCTAAAATGATTAGCTGTCTCTCCTCCTGTATTGTAAGTAGAACCTACGACAGCAAACAAGGCAGCTTGAGCTGTTTGATCATACTCCGACCCGTCACACAATACATAACCCGTAGGAGCAGCACTACCAGCAAAAGCAGACACTGTTCCTGTGGGTACAAATATAGGTTTATTTTGAATGAAAGCATCACTATTAGTGTCGGCTTCGTTCCAATCAGATTGTACATTTACTTCTGCACCGTCTGCTACATTCAATATAGCCCTGACTTCGGTAGCGTTTAGCTCTTGTACCTCTTCTCCTGCTCCGTTGTCGTTACCTAGTAATACATTATTACCGACTGCATCCTGTATCTTTGCGTATGTTATAGAATCGTCAGGTACTTCACCTAAAGCCACATCACCTATAACACCGTCTACATAGTTCTTAGTAGCTACATCTTGCTCGTTTACAGGATCAACAATGTTAAGTATTCGTTTAGTTAGTCCATCCCAACCTACAGCTCCAGCAGTTAAACGCATAGATACATCGTTCTGCTCTGAGCTTTCTTCAGCTAAGTAACGGTTGTGTAGATAAGCCCGATCAAGTTCGGATTCCGTT